CATATTCCATGCGAAACTTGTGACATTGTACTATAGTCGCACATTCTGGCTATGTGCCGACCCCTAAAGCAATGCCCACGGTGCGATCAACTCACCGTTCCCCTGTGCTCAGGTGGATAACCGTCATTGCTTCCGCTACGCAGTTGCAAGATAGGATATAGGACTAAAATGGGTGCGGGGGTCGGCTCTGCCCCGCAAGATTAAAAAGAACTGCCTAGAGTATATCTTATGTGTCAAGCTTTGGGCGAATCGTGATACCTAAGCGGCTCTCCCGCCCATTGACAGATGGTTTATGATAGAAATATGCGGTATAACAATGGCGAGGGGACAATTGGTCACGATGACGACAAGTATCGTGAGAACTTTGATGATGCTGTCAAGCTGAAGAACGGGCAGCGTCCAGACTACACTGGGCGGGAAGTACCCAAAGACCAGCTTCCAGTCGGAATGCGCACACGAATCGTATACGGAGGGAAGAAATGATAGCAGAAGACCAAGAAGAATTCGTCGAGAAGGTTCGTGGCGTAATTGGAGAGCACTTCCATTGCTTCGCGTTTGCCGTTCTGGATGACGAGGGGAATCTGCATTACGAATACACTAACCCGCACATAGGTAGAATGCTCTTTGCTGACAGCCTAGAGGACATGCACACGGAGACGGGCATCGAGGAGTGGGTATGGGAAGAGGAGGATGACGATGAGTAAGGAATTGGCCCTAGAAACTCAGAACTATGTCGCCAAAGCCCTGAAGGTCGCTCAGGAGAATGCCAACCATAATCGCGCATGGTGTCACCGTGAGCCTGAACACTGGTGTAAGGTCGCACAGCACATCCTCCAGAAGCCAACCTCGGCATATAGTTTTATCAAGTCTGGTGAATGCACGAAGAACGTATATTACGACATCCAGACGGAGCTGTTTGCTGATCCAGAATCTCAGCTAATCCGAAATGCGTGGGCATCCGAGATTGCGGCTATTCAGTTCCAAGGCATTGACACCTTTCGGGAATCTCAGGCTAGATATTCAGATGCAGTTCACAGTGGGGAAGTTGCCATCGACGGTAACGAGCTGTTCAAGCAAGCGAAGGCTTTGCAGGGGTTCAACGACATTCATGGAAAGCTGACTGGTAACAACACGCAGAAGATTGTAGTTGAGCACAAGACTACGCTAGACGAAGCCGAGGAGTATGCTCGTAAGATGCTAAGTGACATCCAAGAGGCAGAGATTGTAGACTAATGAAGTTCACTCAGCACCCAATTCTAAAGCCTCCTTCAGCAGAGGACATCAAGAAGCTCTGCTTCAATGAGGATGGTTCTTCTAAGCCAGAAGGACTCAAGGCACTTGTAGAGATGCACAGACTGCATGAGGATGCTGTGGCTAATGCTGACGCTGATCCTCTCAACTTCGGTGTGTCTCTTGAAGGTTGGGTATATGCTGACGCAATGCTTGAGCACTACGATACACTGATGATTTTTGGTGGCAATCGTAGTTCAAAAACTGAATATGGGGCTAGGAGCGTCGTGAAGGCAGCACTAGAGAATCCGAACTCAATCATCGTATGCTTCGCGCAGGACGCTGATGCCTCTATCAGAACGCAGCAATCGGCTGTATATCGCTACTTGCCACCAGAGTATAAGGTGAAGACCAAGGGTGTGCTTGAGTATCTGAACTACACTGTCAAGAACGGCTTCACTGGTCAGTCCTTCATTCTGCCTAATGGTTCTCAAGTGCTGTTCCATACCTACAGCCAGTTCATTGCCAATCGAAGCAAGTTTGAGGGTCTTGAGCTTGGTTCTAAGACTCCCACATGGCACAACATTGGTCTGTGGCCCGATGAATACTTAGAGGATGGTGACTTGATCCGAACCATGCGCTTCCGTCTTGCTACACGCGATGCTAAGATGGTCTTAACCTTCACGCCTATTGATGGATATACGCCATTCGTAGCTGAGTTCCTTAAGGGAGTGGAGACTCGCAAGACGAGAGAAGCACCACTACTAGACGGAGAGGAAGTTCCAGTAACTCAGTACAGTCCAGAGAAGGACGCTGGCATTGTATATTTCCACTCAGAGTTCAATCCCTTCGGTGGCTATGATCGTATCGCCAAGGAGCTTAGGCACAGTCCAAAGGATGAGATTCGCACTCGCGCCTATGGGATTCCAGTGAAGTCAATGACATCTCTGTTCCCATTGTTCAGTCAGAGTGTCCATGTCCTTGAAGATAAAGACTTTCCGTGTTTATCAGACAAAGCTAAGTTCACTTGCTACCAAGTGGTTGACCCTGCTGGTGCTCGTAACTACACTAGTCTATGGGCTGGAGTCACTGGGGTTGGCTCAGATACTAAGGTTTACATTCGCAGAGAATGGCCCGACCGAAAGACTTATGGCCCTTGGGCAGAGTTCGGTGATCCTAATTGGAAGTTTGGCCCTGCATCTAAGAAGCTAGGGTACAACGTCGAGGGCTACTGCAAGCTATTCACTGAGATTGAGGAGGAACTTAACATCAGCGTCTTTGAACGAGTTGGTGACTCTCGCTTCTTTGCCAGTGAGAATGCTGACAATGCAGACCTATTTGCTCAGTTCTCTGAACACGACTTTCACTACGTACCATCGCTAGGCATCAAGGAGGAGCAAGGACTCACAGCACTAGATGATTGGTTCTACTATAACGTCAATGCTGAGTTAGATGCAGCTAATAGCCCTCGTATATTCATCCATGAGGACTGCGGCAATCTAATCTATGCTATCATCAACTATGCCGCACAGGGCAAGCGTGATGAGGCACTGAAGGACTTTATTGACACTCTACGCTATTTGCGAACAGCGAATGGTGGCGATGGGCCAGAACACTACGCAGGGGGCAAGCTAGGGGTCTTGGTCAAATCGGGAGGATATTAACTATGAGTAACGAAACGTGCAAATCACTAGCGGAACAGCTAGGCAAACCATATACAGCAATGCGCATCGGCAAGATCCGAGCGGCAGTTTGCTCAGAAGAAGACCTAGACGGCAAGGAAATCCTGCCATCTGGGGTATTGAAGATCATGGCCCAAATCAAGGGAGAGATTGACGTAATTGAGGAGGCTGCACCAGAGGTCGTCAAGGTTCGTGTGCTTCACCAGCAAACGGGCAACCCTCGCTTCATTTTCGCAGAAGACCCAGACACCAAGCGCAAGGTGCGTGTCGGAGTCCCGCAGCGCCACAAGGACATCATCAACCAAAAAGGCAAACGCCTCAAAGTCAACCGAGCATTTAAAGATGGGCAAGCATACTACAGATACCCCGCACGATAATGGGTTCGTGCGCTACCACTCCGAGTTGTGGGGAGACATTGACTACTCCTCCATGCTCCATGGAGAACTGGGCGCAGCTCTTACAGACGAGGACTTGCACGACAGCTTAGGTCTGAGTGATCGAAGGATCGACGTGATCTACAGTGAGGTTGGCGCACGTCATAAAAACAATAAGTGATAGACTGAGAACAATGCCTATAAATCGAAATCAAGACCGCGACGAGTCGGAGATTTACTACGACGAAGACTTTGACTATACCCAATTCAAGGAGACTTTCGACGAGGACGTTGATAATCTCTCTGACTTTATTAAGCGATGCTCTGATTCGTCTGACATCCGACGATGTGACTGGGAGGGTAAGACATCAGACCTCAAGAAGTCCTCGGAGACGGCATTCCCGTTCAAGGATTCATCGGACACGGAGGTTCACCTAGCGGAATACCACATTGCTTCCCAAGTAGCGATCAATGAGAATGCGCTACGTAAGTCCACCATCAAGGCATATCCGCGAACGGCGCAAGACATTCAGCGAGCGACAGAGGTGACGGTATTGCTCAAGTGGTTTCGGGACGCTGGCATTCCAGAGTTCTGGCAGCAGATGGAGAAGGCAGACAACTACGCGCAGGAGAAGTCGTTGCGTGTAGCCTACTGCGATTACAAGTCTCCCACCAAGCGTTCATACGAGGAGATTTTTGACCTAGAAGAGATTCAAGCGTCATTTGGCGATGTAGCCCCAGACTTTATTGAAATACTAGCAGACGAAGACCGCGTGGAGGAAGCACTAGAGGCTCTCAACTCCATCGACGGGTGGGATCTCAACGAGAAGCGCGTCAGACGTGCGCTCAAGGAGCTACGAGAAAAGGGCGTTGCTACCATCCCCGTAACCGTCGAGGATGCTGGAAGCCCGATCCTCCAAGTCCTAGCACCAGATGAGGAGTTCTTCGCTCCATCATACACGACCAACTTCTGTGATGCACCGCGCTGTCACGTTCGTAAGCCGATGACGGCACAGGAGATTCTAAGCCGTGTAAGCGCAGAGGGATGGGATCAAGAGTGGGCAGACTGGGCAGTGGAGAATGAGCGAGGCACACTCAATGCCTTCCGCACTAGCCGCTCCACCAACAACCCACGCCAGCCTTCACGTATCGACGAGGAGCGTGATCTCATTGACGTTGTGTTCACCTTTGAAAAGCTCATTGACCGCGACGACTTGGCAGAGGGCATCTACCTGACTGTATGGAGTCCAGAGTTCGGTGACAGTGATGGTGAAGTGCCACCATACGCCAAGCGCGTCCTACTCAGTGGATTGCGTCAGTTCCCGTTTGTCGTGCAGTCTCGCAGCTATGACGCTCGCACACTATACAGCGCACCAACCATTCCAGAGCTACTAAAGGCAAGTCAGAAGAACCAGAAGGTGCTTCGTGACGCAAACATGGACAACTCGGCATACGAGGTCAGTCCTTCGCTGCTTGCCCCTCCTACGTGGGATCATGGTCGCCCTGGCCCAGGCGGAGTCTATGCCACACGCGCAGGACAAAGCCCATCCTATCTAAGCCGTAACACCAACTTCGGTGCTGTCTTCAATCTTGAGAAGGAAATCGTAGCAGAGGCAGACCGACTGGTAGGCCACTCGCCAGAAGACCCAACATCAATTGAGATGCAACGTGCGTCGGTCAACCGCCATCTAAGCTTTGCTCAGGATGTACTCAAGATGATCTATGAGATGTACAAGCTCAAAGGCCCAGAAGAGTTGTTCTTCCGTGTTACAGGTCGCCCAGAGCCAGTCCAGTTCGTCAAGAAATCTGGTGAGACAGAGATGGATGTGACCATTAGTTTCAACACGATCTACGACGAACCAGATAAGGTTGAGAAGATGATCGAGGGGTTGATTCGCGTCTCTAGCCTAGACACCGCTGGACGTGTGAACACAGAAGCACTCGTTGACTTCGGGCTTGCTGCAATCGACCCAATGGCGGCAGAGACAATGCTGATGCCAGCAGAGCAAGGTTCGGCTAAGGTGACAAACGAGACGCTGAGTGACATTTCTCAGATGTCCTCTGGCATTGCCCGTAGCCCAGCGCCTAATGCCCCTGAACTGCGCATGGAGGTTGTGTCTAACTACGAGGCAGAGCAGCAGCAGATTCAAGCAGATGGTCAGGTTCAGTCCGTCCTCTACTCGAATCCGCAATTCGTATTCTTGCTGGATCAATATAAGAAGCAGCTACAAATGCAACTCGACCAGAAGAAGAACGGAACTGAGTTCGGAATCTACGGAACAGAAGCGGCAAGTGTCGGTAACGTATCAACCCAAGGACTAGAAAGTGCCTAAGCTAACACTCAAAGAGTTTAAAGACCATCTCAAGAATAACCCCGAATATGGGGTTGCTCTTTATGAATACTTCGAGGATCGCCGCGACCAGATGCTCTCACAGCCTTGGTATAGCCCCGATAAGTATCTCGGACGGCGCTGCCAAGTGGTAGCAGAGTTCCTCACGGCAGACCTTATGGAAGAGTTTAACTTCAAAAAAGAGTCGCGCAAAGGATAGCATAAAAACATTGCGTGGTAAAATTTAACCAACAGCCCCCGCCTTGGCTGATTAACCAATAGGTAGATATGACAGATACACTAGAAGCGGCTACCCCTGATGCCGAAGAAACCACTCAGGAGACAAGGACGCCAGAGCAACGCAGAGAAGCCCTCGTAGAGGAGCGTATCCGCAAAGCAACAGGTGTCGAAGACGAACCAGAGCCAGAAGCTCCCGAAACCGAAGAGGAGGAAGAAGAGGAAGAAGCTGAAGAAGCCGAAGTCCCTGAAACCGACGAAGAGGAAGATGGAGAGGAAGGCGAAGATGAGTCAGACGTTCTTTCACAGGATGAAGGATTTGACATTGAGGAACTCGATGAAGAAGAGCTAGAAGCACTAACTCAGCAGGTCAACGCTAAGGCAGGGAAAGCCCTGACCAAAAGCCGACTGAAAGAGAAGGAGTGGAAGGCAGAGAAGGAGAAGTTGCAAGCTCAGATTGACGAGCTGGCCACGAACGTAGTTACCACGGACAATCCATTCGCAGGGATTCGCACAGTCGAAGACGCTGAGAAGGAACTAAAGCAAGCCGAGGTGAACGTCAAGGGCTGGAATCGGAAGCTGATTACCGAGCAGATTGAGAAGTATGACGACAACAAGGGCGAAGATGTCCGAGGAGTCATGTTTGGAGATAAGTTCATGTCAACTGCTGAACTTCTAAATGCAATCGACAGGGAAGAAGAGAAGCTTGAACCACTACGTAAGCGCAAGTCTGAGATCAAGAAAGCCTCAGAGACGCTTGGAAGCACTAGCGAGCTGGTGACTGATGTACGGAGCAAGTTGAACATCGACGAGAATGAGGATGCCGCCAAGGAGTATGACTCCCTGCTGGATAGCCCGAAGTTTGAGTTGGTTAAGAATGTCTTCCCCGAATACGCCAAGGAACTGATCGAACTATTCGGTCGTGCTTCTTTGACTAAGATTCCAGAAGCCAAGAAGTTCTCTCGAAAGCTCAAGCGCAAATCCCCCAAACCTAAGACAGAGAACGTTTCTATTGATACAAAGGCTGGTCGTCCCGCTAAAAGGTCGAGTGGTACTAGTGTTGAAATCAAGAAACTTCAAAAGATCGTAACCGATCCAACCAAATCAATCACGGAACGGCGCAACGCCGACCAACAAATTAGAATCCTAAAGACTAAATAATTATGGCAGAAACATATTCAAGTACAGTAGGTAATCGCGAGTCTCTCAAGCAGACTGCGGAACTTCTCGCAGCAGACATCACCCCAGTAACAGGGCTGTTGATGCACAAAAGTTGCGACAACAAGCGTCCACGTACCCTCATGGACAAGCTCAAAGCGGTGGCTAATACGCCACACATCGAAGGAGCTGATACTAACACAGGACGCGACGCGTTTGCAAATGTCAAAGAGTTTGAAGGTCAAGCTCAACGCACAGTTGTGGAATACGCCGTTTCCAAGGAACAAGAGCAGGAAGATTCTGCTGTCATCTCCAACATGATCAAGGCAGCCGACAAGTCTGCTGTTGAGTGTGCGATTGACAAAGAGTTCGTAATCTGCGGTGACCAAGACAAGACTGCTGACGTACCAGGCACAACTGGTGGCGCAACACACGGCCTTGGCGCACTTATCAGCAACTCCGCTGCAACTGGTGTAGACGCTCTCTACGTCACCCCTGCTGCTTCCATCTATAGCGGCTTGAAGGCTGACTACGATGATGCTGCAATGGGCGCACAGATTGCTTCCATGTGGGGTGAGGATACAACCATGCAGGACTTGTGGTTGGTAGCTGGCCCTGGACTCCGCGAGCATATTGTTCAAGAGTTCACACGCACTGCTGGTGCAGCCTCGCAGGTTGACTACAACGTCAACGGTACGACTACTATCCCTTGGATGGTTGAGATCATTGACTCTCAGTTCGGTCAGATCAAGATGAAGAGTGCAAATCCGAATTGCATGCCTTCCACTGATCGCGGCTACTTCATCAATCCTTCGCTTCTGTATGTTGCAGAGTACCAAGGGATTGAGTCTGAAAACTATCCGTTCCTTGGTGGTTCCTATAAGGGCGCGGTTGATACTCGCTACGCTCTCATGACCACTGGACCTAATGGTCTCGGTAAGGTAGCGTTCTCCGACGAAGCCTAAGCTTAACATTGGGACTGGGAGTTTACATGCTCCCAGTCCCTTTCTTTGTAACTTGACACGTAATTTATAATCTAGGTATGCGCAAGATACTATCAGACGAAGAGTTGACAGCACTAGCAGCCAAGATGGAATTACGCCGTCAATGGTTGATGTCACCCGCAGGACGTGCAACGACGCGACGAGGTGATGCGACAATACATGAAGAAGACCTACGGTGGCAACAAGCAGAGTCGGAACGGGGTTCTGAGCTTTGGAGGGTGCTATGACGTTTTTGAACAGAAGGAAATGGAGCATGAGTGCAAGGTGGCAGACGGGACAGACTTCGTGAACCCAGACTACCTAGCATGGAAGCAGAAGGACTTTAAAGAACGTGGACTAACAGGAGACTGGCTATAAATGGCACAAAACACAAGAACATGGGCAGAGGCAGTTGGCCTCACAGGGGCTAGAGTTGGAACAGAATTTGCATCTGGTTCCGAGCTTAACCGCATTGGGTTTCTATTAAACTCAGCAGCCCGAACAATTTACGACGAATCCCGATGGTGGGAACGTCAACTAGTCGTTGAGCCTCGCACAGTGAGTCGTGGCTATGTGGCTTATACGGAAGACAGCATTAATGTGTATGGCGCTGGGACCAGTGAGGTGAATGGGCTGTATGTTCGTAATGGGAATAGTGTAGATGGAAACCCAGCGTATACTCTTTACGAGTCAGATGGAGTTACAGCTAAGTATAATCTGTGGTCATTCGCGACTGCAACATGGGTTATAACTGATTCCGCAGTAGATGGGCAGACAGTTGATTCTAATTATTTAATATCTAGCTCAGAATCTACACCACCAGAGAGCGGGTGGAGAATCGGAACAACGGGTGAAGACCCAGCACCAATAGTCCAGGCAACATCAGAGATTGGTGAATACATCGGACACTGGGACGGCGAACTTTGGACATGCGCAGACAGCAGCCGTGGTCAGGCTTATCCAGACCACAATGGCATCAAGATTGCGAACTGCAACCACGGAAACACGGTGTGGGTTGCTTATAAGAAGTCTCTCACTGATACCTTCGGAGACGGCGAGGCTGGCACTATCAGCGACGTTCCTGCTGAATGGCTGGAGTTTATGTCCTACGATGCCGCGAGAGCTTATCTAGCATCTCAGGGCAGTCAGGGTGGCTACAATCCAATAGCCATCAGAGACGTAGAATTAGCCCTAGAGCGAGCCTTAATGAAGGTTAGCCGACAAGGGATCAACGAAACAATAGCATTATACTTCCGTACGAACTACGGATATGACGTGAGCGTAAAATAATGGGACACTTTAGAGACAGACGAGCCTTTGGTAATGTGGGAACACGTAGATTCCGTGGTGCTAGATACGGGGATGGTAAGAGTCCTCGATTCACTGGCCTACTCGACCTTTACGGCGGCGCAAGTGCAGCGTATAGCCTACGCGCATTGAGTCGCGGGTGGCTAGCTGGTGACGTGGTGGAGGTGCGGCGCAGTTCGGACAGTGCAACGCAGGATTTCACGGCTAGTCAGATCACGAATGGTCAAATGCTAGACTTCGTGAATGAGACGGTGGAACTTCCGTTGGACTTTGCGACAGGGGCGGCAGCGGCGTATAGTCTGCGTAACCTTAGCACGTCATACAGCGGCAACGTGGTGGATGTTCGTCGTGATAGCGATGACACAGAGGAATCGTTCACGGCTGCGGAAGTTGCAGATGGCTCGCTAGAGACTTGGGTGGGTGCAGGAAACAACGGCTACGTCACAACATGGTATGACCAGAGCGGCAACACAAACGACGCGACACAGGCGACCACAACAGCACAGCCGAAGATCGTGGACGCTGGGGCGTTGGTGACTGGTGGGCTTGATTTTGATGGCGTGGATGATTCGCTGGGAACTAATATATTTACATCGTCCTCGCAACCAATTAGTAAATTCGCAGTTGGTAGTTTCGATTCTATTACAGCAGCGACATATTTCATTGACGGGAGCGCCGATAATCGCGGCGTCATTGGTGCTGCAGCCGCTGGAACTTGGAGAATATTTGCAGGAGGAACCGCCGATGATTATTCAACGTCCATTTCGTTGGCTACGGACTATCTTACTAGTGGTATATTCAATGGAGCATCTACAAACCTTCAAGTGAATGGATCAAACTTGGGGAACAAGAGCGTTGGAACTGATGGATTGGATAAAGTCCAGATCGGATCGGGGAATGTTGGCGGCGGTGCATTCCTCGACGGAAAGATTGCAGAGGTCATCATCTACACCACCGACCAATCCGCAAACCGTGTCGGCATCGAGACGAACATCAATAACCACTACTCGATTTACGCTAAATGACCTACCTAATCCTAAGCCAACCCTCCGAAGAATACGCACGCGCAGTCTCGCATGAGCTATGGATGCTCGCACGTCCTCGCGGAATCAGTGCGACCGAAACCTCGCAGTATTTCTGCGGAGTCATTCAGCATGACGGGCAAGTTGCAATCGGCCCATTGGACGGAACGCAACCAGTACACTCCGACGCTGACGAGTTGTCATTCGGGCAGTTGATCGGCGCAGCAATCACCGAAGAGGAAGAAGCTGGCATCGTCGCGGCAATCACAGAAGCCAAGGGCGGCTCAATTGACATCGTAGCACTTATCTCACTCTCACCATCACTATCACCCAATCTACAAACCTACGAGCAGCTAGAAGCAGCAGGATGGTTCACAAGCGAAGAAATCTAAGACCATGCAAATCGACCCACAATTATTTTATGCACTATTTGGCTTGGGCCAATTTATCATCTGCGGGATTGGTGCGTGGACTCTTACCGCTGTCATCCGACAAGGCAATCGACTTACGAAAGTTGAAACACTGCTGGAGACTTCTCTGATCGAAGACATTAAGGACTTAAAAGGTCGTATGCGCAAAGTCGAGCAATCATGTAAATACTGCATCAAATGAGAATCATTCTAACAATCTACATCGCGGTAATGCTCGGCGGTTGCGCCATTGGCAACGGGACGGTGAACATTAACTCACCGCAGGGGCAGGACATTTCAGTAGATAAGACTGTTTCAACTGATGCTGAAATCGACGTTCCACTGATGCCATGATTCGACTCCTACCAGCAATACTCCTCCTAAGCGGTTGCGCTACAAGCGATTACGAAGTAAGGATATTTATGGATAGTGGAGCAGACGTGGCAACGGGATACATGGTAGAGAACGGCGTAAAGCACAATTTTGAAATTCAACTAGTACAAGAAGATGATTAAAGCAGCACCTTGGATAGCACTCACAGTTATTGGACTCGCATTTGCAGTCGCACATATCGCCGTCTCGTTCATTGAGAGCGGTTCTTCTGTCTATATCAGCAATCCGCTGCAAATCAAGATTGGCGTCGAGCATCCACCAGCTCCAACGGTTCACATCCACAAGGAGGGAGTCTGGGGAGTATGAAGGTTATAGTTATAATTTCTGGTTTCACCCAGCAGATGCACCAAAACACAGGCTCTAAGCAGTTGTGGCGGGAGATGCACATGCTGGACGACCTATGCGCGAACAAGGATGTCCTAATTGAACTGAAAGAATGGAACACGGATTGGAAGGACTACGCAAAGTTCATCAACAGCCTTAACCCTGAGAGCGTCCTTATATGCTGTTACAGTTGGGGAGGGGGCTTTGGTATGCCTCAGCTATCAAAACGCCTTCAGTGCGACGTGAGCGTGGTTGCTTGCGATCCTGTGTACCATAGCCCTACGCTGCTTGGCAGGTGGTGGGCATTTTTCGACAGAAAGATCAAGCTTGCAAAGAATGTCTCGGTGCTAGGTTGGATTTCTCAGCGTGGCGATAAGCTAGACGGAGATCCGCTGATTGGCGGCAAGTCCATTTGCCGTGAGCGCACATACGATTACACTCACACCGAGATTGATAACAGCCCAGAATATCACAAACTAGCAATTACAGTAGCGAAGGAATACTTAACAACATAATGCCCAACGTTTTCACACTCTCAGGAACCTCACTGGACGCACAGAATAACCCCGCATACGTGGGGCGATATATGGTACTACGTATCACCTCAGTAGGGACAGACACCGCCGATGCTGCATCATACCCGCAGGACTCCGTAAGCTTTCTCATTGACGAGAACGGAGACTGGACTAGCGGCGCAACCCTATGGGTGAATGGTGACAGCGGCATCCGGTCGTACTACGAGATGCTTGAACCGTCTGGACAGAGGCTTGAGTTCGTCTTTCCGTCTGCGGTTGAAGGTACGACCGTTCGATATGAACATGCTATTGAGAATTATTTAGCGGAAGATGCAGCCGCGCAGGTGACACCAGCACTAGCTGCGCACATTGCAGATACATCGAATCCTCACAGCGTAACGGCAGAGCAACTAGGCATCCTGAATGAAAGTGGAGGCGTTGAGATTGGAATCTCTACAAGTGCTACAACTGGCGGTGCTATTGGGCCAACGTCAACCGCCACAACGGGCGGCGCAGTTGGTACTGCCGTATCAACGGGCGGCGCAGTTGGGTCGATCGCATCAACTACGACAGGTGGTGCAGTCGCGATCGAGCTCGAGCGCTACGACAGGTGGTGCAGTCGGCGCTCGCGCTCGATCGACGAGTGGCTTTGCTGGCGGATTTTTGGCACTGGCCGATGGCACAGGTCGCGTCCAACTCGGAACAGGAACAAATAGCACAGACAGCACCATCCAATTCCTCTCTTCTGGCAGTGTCACGGCGGCAGAGTTCGGGCTACTTAGCGGGGCAGAGACAGTTACGGCTGGCGGCATCACGGACAACGACTCGGCAGTGCCCACAAGCGCAGCGGTGGTTGACTACGCTCAGCCGATTGTCGAAAGTACAGTAATTGTGCGTCAAGCCAGTGATTTATCTGGGATACTAGACAGCACTAAGGTCTACTATATTGATGGTGTGGTTGACATGGGTTCACAGACAATTGAAGTCCCTTCAGGCGGTCTATCAATAATCGGATCAACCTTCGATGTGTCGCAGCTTACTAGTTCGGAAAATAGTTATAATATGTTCACCTCGCCAGTCGGGGGTAGCGGAAATCTAGTGCTCAAGGATGTGGGAATCACAACGAGTGGAACAAGCTCAAGTGTATTTGCATTGACCGATGCCACTGGACTCAATGCTATTGAGATTAAGGTTGTGAATTTTAATAACTGCACGTCGCTGGGATACCTCGACGGTTACCGACAGGGGCTTGAGAGCGGAACAGGTCGGTTCGGGGGAACTCCAGAGCTTGAGTTTCGCAACGCTTGGATCGGTGGTTATCGGACAGATACGACTATTGCTCGCGGTATGAGCAACTTCACGTCTTTATTTAAGGCTGGGACTTTATTCACCTTTGGCGGTCGCGTTATCCTTGGAATGAATTGCGATCTTCCAGCAACGGGAGCATTCTGCGACTTCGCAGCAAGTAACATCGACAACGACGAATCCTTGCAGTTGTCCGACTGTCGAATGACCCGCGCTGGGGTACTGAATGCGTCTGACTCCACGATTTACCCGAACATTGACCACACGAACGTAAAGTGCCTATGGTCTGACAATGCTGGCCTTCCAAACACTACGAAGTACATCAAGGCTAACATCACCACTGAAGTCGAGACAACGATCTCGGTCATAGATACTTACTATCCTCTGGCTGGGACATTCACGGTTGAGACTAGCTCGCACATGGATATGCCAAGTAATGGCGAGTTTCGATTGTTATCTGGCAATGGGACTTATCAGATTGCTGGCGACTTCGTTGTTGATGGCACATCGAACGATGTGATTGACATTCGAGTAACCAAAAGTACCGATGGTGGAACGACTTGGCCTACCGAGATTACCCGCGTTCGCCGTCAGATAAACTCCTTGGTTGGTGGACGGGATGTGGCGTTCTTCCCGCTCAACTTTATTGCGACACTCCAAGAGGACGATAGGGTTCGGATTGAAGTAGAGAATGCAAGCGGAACTGGAAACGTCACCGCAGAGCTGGATTCTTACTTCATCTTGACCGCGCTATAACTGAAATGACCTATAACTCAAGAACATGGCAATCTTAGGCACAACACGACTCAGCGTAGAGAACGGCACGTCTGGGCAGGGCGGCATAACATTGGAGTTCGCTGAGGAAATTTAATCAATGGCAACACAAGCTACATCTAAACTACCCATCGTAGACGACATACCCTCAGTTACTAAACTGTGGAACGGTCGCTACCGTCTTGAGTTCTTCTGCAAGCCCAGCGATAAAAAGATAGGCTGGTATAAGGAGAACATTGATAAGTGGCTTCCAGCTTTCGGGGCATTGCAGGATGATGCGCTTGAGAACGGATGGGAGTATCCAGCAAACCAAGACGTATCGTATGATGATATGCGACTTGTTGAGGCATCAGTACCTTATGTGCCTTCTGCTGGTGAACACTTCATTAGACTAGTCTACGAGACGCTGACAAGCTCCTTCGCGGCAGAGGTTGATGACAAGGTCATTGAAGGCGATAATGGCCTACAGATTACGGAGCGCACTCTGATTGCGAAAGCTGGGGTTGAGTTTACAGAAGAGGTGGGGACTGGCGCATACGACGGAAAAACCCTCATCCAGTCGGAGGTTGAGAATACTGACGCATACACTCGCGTTACGGCACGATACAGCGAGAGCGGAGTCATATCGCGTTCGACTGATCTAGTTGGCAGTCAGCAAGCACTGGTCATCACGTCTCTGGGTGAAACGCCAGCTACACCATCAGGTTACTCCTTGGCTAAGACTGACGTGAACAACGAGGAGGGCTTTGAGACAACTAGCTACACTTTCTATGAGAATGACTCCATCTTGTCTCGCAGCAATGACTACGTAGGTTCGCAGCTTGCAGAGGCGATTGAGGTGTTCAATCCTAGTGTTGAGCCGACGCCAACAAACGCTGGAGCAGTTCTTGGAAATAAGTCTGAGTCCAATGTAGATGGAATCCCTACGACACGCTACACATTCCTAGTTCCGTCCGTATTGAGCGAGTCAGAGGACAAGGTTGGGTCGCAGAAGGCAATCACAATTGAGGCATTTAATGAGATCCCAGTCGACTCCAGCCGACTATGTAATAGCCAACGAGCAAGAGAGTGACGTTGAGGGTATTCCTACAAAACGCTACACGTTCCTGAAGCCAAGCAGTGCTAAGTCGGACCGAAGATAAGGTAGGAAGTCAGCTTGCCTATCATCGTAGAAGCCTTTGGCGAGACTCCAGCCACCCCAAGCGGTTACTCCCTAGCAAATACACAAGTCTCTAATGTGGAAGGCATTGCGACTAATCGCTACACGTTCTTAGTTCCCTCCGTGCTTTCTAGGTCAATAAAAGAGCAGAATGGCGGCAGCGGTTCAATCGGAAGGATTCGGACAGAGGTTGTTGAGGCATTTAATGAAGTCCCAGTATCTGAGATTTCTGGCGTTAAGATTGGCGAAGAGGAAAGCAATGTTGAGGGCATCCCAACAACGAGGCATACGTTCGTCACTGGAGATGGTCAGATTAGAGTTTCAACTAAACCAGCACAGGCATCTCTGGCTGGCACGAACTACGTAACAGTCGAGTCAGTCGGAACTGAAATCATCCCACCAGGAGTGTTAGTTGAGTCTTCAGACTTAAATGATGATGGGTTCATTCGCTATACAAGAACATCGCTTCAAGGCACAATCGTTGGCGTGAAGACCACGTACAAAGATGTCACTGATGTTCGCGTAGCTGGAACTGTTGATCTTCAGTCAATATCAAAAAGCACTGGAGGGATCAGCGGAACAATCGCAGTGTCAGAGGTGACTCCACCAGGAACGAAGACAATAGCGGCACAGGTCACAATTGAGATTACCGAGACTCCACCAGACACAGTGGACATCGCCTACGACCTTGGCAACATTAGTTGCTCAGTGACATCAATAAGCATGTCGGAGAACTTTCGAGGCACAGATGTATTCACCACAGCTAGCGGTAATACCCGATACTCTGGGCAGAGAAAAACTGCTGATATGTCTGCAAGGATCAGCACATACCCAGAATGCTACCTCAGCAAGCTAACATCAAACACTGGAACATTCTCATACATATCATCTTACGAAAATCAGTCAACAAACCCTAATTCAATCTTGGCAGTTGGGCAGAATAGTACAACAAATACGTTTGTTGATGGAACTGGATCAACCAGTGCAGACTATGCCACAACTGGCGTTATCAAGCGAAACACTAGACCAATTCTCACCGCAATTGACGGAACGGTATATTACGAAGTTATCACATGGGAAGTATAACAACAGGAGAAATAGGGGATGACCCATTCTACAGGTTCCCCTCAAAGCTGAGGGAGCCGTGGAGTTCTACGGACTCTGAGGCTTATGCTCCAATGTCCGACATGGAGTTCGCTGCCGATAAACCTACTGGCGGTGGAACCCCGTCGTTCCCGTTTGAAATAGTCCCAATTGACGAGACGACAATCGCTATTCGCAAAGGCACTGTAAGTAACATTGTGCCAACTATTGGCGGAACTCCGCTCAAGGATGATTACACGCTAAACACGATCACGGTAAGCGCGGCGACGACGTTTTGGCTTAATGCTACGCTAGTAGGTGAAATCGTTACGGCGGTCGCAATCGTAACCATCGACCCCGGCGCGGACACGGCGACACAAGCAAAACAGACACTTGGCTCTCTATCTTGGGTTAGCGGCGCGATTGACGCAATTAGCAGCAACCTCGGCGGCTCGCAGTCGCACGCTGCCTGCGGAACCACACACTGGTGGGAGGCTGTTTAACCATGCACCCGTTTTCATGCTGCCAACGACAAGACGAGACGAAGTACCTGCATGGCCCGTGCGGCTGTCCAAGCGGACTGACCATAGCGCAGAGCCTGAGCCGGACGGCGACGCTGTGTGGGTTTCCTGAGTTTAGCGGGGACGGTATACCAGCTGTCACCCCGCCTAGGAAATATACAACATCAACATTATCCAACACAAACACACTTAAAAGGGAGAGTGGCGGATGCGAGAGAGGGAGTTCAGGGACTTTTGATATTGATTTAATTGTCACTTTCTCAGGGTCATCCACTTTTGACGATTGCGATCAAGGAACAAATACGAGGAAATGCAATTGGGACTACACTTATGACGATCCGCCAGTCAATAGCACTGGCAGTTTTAATTTGGGATTCGGGGCTGAGCCGACAACGGTTCTCTGCGGATTTACCCTAAGTAATTGCACGGGCGCGAATACTCTCGGAACCACGGTCATTAGCGCGACACAGAAAAAAGCATCTGGCGAAGCCTGCTGCGTGACTGGTGGGCGGCGCGGTAAGGTTGTTTTGAATTGCACGTCCACGCTCAGCCTCGAAGACACTGAAGCCGACGCAATCGACCGAGAAACGCCGACAGAGGGCACCTCGACGTCGTCGCTCTGGTCTGTCCGCGACACCGGATTCAGCTTCACAAAGCGCACGGTCAAGTTTTCCGCCTTGTTGACTGGGCTAATCGTCGACCTAGAATACAGCGGGGGTATTCCCCTTCAGTCCCGTGAGGCGGTCGAGGGTACAGTAGACACATTTGAAGACGAGGACGACATTCCTATTGCCAAATTTACCGCAACCAAAAGTTTTCAAATCATCGGGGGCACGCTGAATGTCTCCGACCAAGATTTCATCGACAACGGCTATAGCCTCAATCCACTCGTCTACGGTCTCGCTGCCGACGACGAGGTGATCACCGCCAACACCGATCTCACCCACGAGCAAGGTATGGAATATCAGCTCGGTATCGCTTACGTGGAGAAAACCGCTTGATGAACTTTGGAGCCCACACCATCAAAGATCGCATGGAGATCAAAAACTGTCACGACACCAAGGTAGGCTGTACCGAACCTGACCCTACGCCCCGTATCACGGTTAAGGCGAAAAACGCCGCCAAAGCCACCGCCCGTATCCTCAAGGCAGCAGTCAACCGCGAGCCCATCCGCGTATCTGCCGACGAACTCAAGCGCCGCGATGAGATATGCAACGCCTGCGCGAAGTGGAAGCCCAGCGGCAACCTCGGCATGGGTGAATGCACCCACCCGCAATGCGGTTGCACAAGGCTGAAACGAGGATTTGCCACTGAAACCTGCCCGATGAGGAAGTGGCCCTAGAACTATACACCTACCCAGAAACCTACTAACTTGACACGTAATATATACTTAAACCACTAGCACACAACAAATTATGGCATCATTCCTAGAAGAACTCAAGAAATTTAACCTGCAAGAGGGCATCAACAAAACTGGTGCTGGCTTTCAACTGCCGCAGATTCAGCCGCAAGTCCCTCAGGGGCAAATGCTTCCGCAGATTCAGCCACTAGAGGACATCCTCACGCCAGAGATGGTTGCGCAACGTGCAGCAGCTAGAGGGGGCGCTGGAGTGCCAGCCGTACAGCCCGACCCATCACTCAGCAGGGTGGATCGCTTTTTTAAAGAGACAATCCCTGGTGCTGTATCTGGGATTAGTGAGTTATTCTCGCCACTGGACGAAGCTGCTAGTGTATACGGGGAAAGAGCGCAACAGAAGCGAGAGGAGCAAGCCATTGGAACTGCTGAAACATTCCGAAAGGCTGGTGCACTGAAAGATGTAATGCTCAAGGAAGGTAGTCCAACATTCTCAGAAGCATTTGAAGCGAGGGGAGGAACTTTGATGCCACAAACACCAGAAGCCGCAGCACCTACACCAGAAGCCGCCGCATCTGCTCCAGCAGGGACAGTGATGGCCCCACCTCCAGCCGCAGAGTCAGTCGCAACTGGCGGTGTTCAACCATCTCCTTCCACGGAGGGCAGTCCGCAGGCCAACTTTGAGGCTCGCAAGGCAACTGGAAAGCAGTTTACACCAGAGGAGATTGCGCAAGCTGAAGCCCTTGCTAAGTCTATGGGAACAACCTTTGATCCTGAGACTGGATATAGCAGACAACCATTCCTAGATGCCCAAGCACCTCAAGTGCAAGCCCCTGCTGGTGAACCTACGACACAATCTGGCATTCCACTATCTCAGTTCTTGAGTGGTGAGGCCATTCCAGAAGCAGGGCTAAGAGCTGAAGCACCAGTGTTCTCCTCGGAGTCACGTGGCATCTCAGGCGTGGCTGGACAAGACATCATGGCCAGAGCATCGGCAGAGCGTGAAGCAAGGGCAGAGGCTCAGTTTGGGGAAGCTAGAGGGCCAGATAGTAGTGACCGTGACCGTCGCATGGCAAGCGGTGAAGGAACAAGCATGGCAGACCTTACAGACATGGCGAAGGCTAATGCAAGAGGAGCAAGCCCTAGAGACGTAGCGCGGGGGCAGAAGATTGCTGATGAGCTTGGTGTTGATCTGAAGACTGGCAAGCCGCTTGAGACGCAAGATAATGGTGGTATGACTGCCTATCAAGCAGCCACATTGGCTCAGAAAGATCGTGACTTTAACTATGAAGTTTTCAAGGAGCAAAAGGGCGAGGTTGCAGCTAAAGCAGAATCCCAGAAGCGAGCATCTCTCGCCGCCAGCGATGCCATGAGGCAGAATCAAAATATCATGGACACCGCAAGGGAAGCGGGTAAGAACATTGGAATCACCACTACTGGCGTTGGTGGCGCATTGCTTGGTATTATCCCTGGAACTGGGGCATTTGACCAGAAATCTACGGTTGACACGCTTCAAGCTGATGCCGCATTCACCGCATTGCAGAACATGAGAGATTCATCGCCAACTGGTGGTGCGCTTGGTCAAGTCTCTGAGCGAGAGTTGAAGCTACTATCTTCAAATGTTCGTAACCTCGACCACAAGCAAAGCCCAGAGCAGTTCCGAAAGAACCTTGCTGAATATGTGAAGCTAAGAAATCAATCAATGGCAAATATGTATCGCGCCTACGCAACAGACTTCAGTCCTGAAGAGGCGAATGCTGCCTTTGGCGTAGGCGGCATCGAGGACTTTGGTGTGGCACAATCTGGCGGAACTTCGGGGATCAAAAATGACCGTGACGTAGCCACCACCGCAGATTCACTACTAGAAAAATACTAATATATGGCAACCTTAGAACAATTACAGAATGGCCTTGTAAAGGCAGATGCGGCTGGGGAAACTGCCGACGCCCAAGAATTTGCTGATGCAATTCGGTCGCACCCCACCTTTCAGCAGAATGCAAAGGAATCTTTAGAATCTGGCGACTATGAGATGGGTGAAGATTTCCAGAAGCTAGGCAAGGATGAGTCTCGCGCGAACATGGGAAAACAAATCGCCCGCTCCCTCGGACTAAAAGACTCTGAAGTTGACGTTACCCAAGGCATGGGAACATACGGACGCTTTAAACTCTCATTCCAGCCCACAGAGCAAGACAAGGTGAAGCACCTAGAGGACACCTATGGACGTGAAAATATCCGAGCAGTGGACATCGGGGGCAAGATGAAGCTCTTGTATCGGGATGAGCAGGAGACTGGAGGACAGTTCAGGGCTGTTGACGAAGAAGGTGTTTCGCTGGCTGACTTCTTTGGTGATGTCGCTGGTGAGGTCGCTCCCACTGTCGGCTCTGTCGTTGGTGGCGTAATTGGTTCGGCTGCTTCGCCAGTGTTAGGAACTGCCGCTGGTAGCGCACTTGGGTATGGTGCCGTAGCTGGACTACAGGATGTCGCTGTCCGTGCATTATCTGGCGAGGACATCAGACCAGGGGAGATTGCTAAGAGAACCGCTATTGAGACTGCGGTGATAGCGCCGTTTGACCTAGCAACCGCTGGACTCGCTAAAGGTGTCTCTGGTAAGATTGGGCGAAACATTGCGGAAGACTTAACCTCTAGCCTCACAAAAGCGGAATCTATCTTGAATAAGTCGGAGGCTATTAGTGCTAGGGGCGGACTCAAGCTTACCCCAGACATGAGGGCGGGAACAGAGGCAAGCAAGAGTGCATCTGAAATTGCGGCAACTCGAAAGGGCAGCAAAATCGCAGAAAAATACGGGAGAATCCGTGATAACATCGCCGCATACAAGAAGGCAGCAACGGAAGGTGTAACTGACACTGGGGAGAGCTTCGGTAAGGCTGCACAGCGAATTGCTGGAGATTACCAGACCCTCATTGACGATGTTGCTAAGATCGACAAGGAGGCAGCTAAAGAGCTTGCGGGGACATTCTCAAAGCGAATGAACCGACTTGCGGCTAAGGATGCTGTCAACATGGACAAGCTTGGGAAACGATGGGTAAAACTGTTTGAGGGTGCAGAGGCGAATGTTACCAGAGAGAGTGCAGAGAACTTCGCAGCGGTCGGACGGATGGCAGCGGAGCGCGGAGTGTCTGCCTCCAATCGGCAAGTTCGTGATGCCATTCAAGGTGCGCTCAAGAATTTCAAGGTGAAGTCTAACCCGAAGGTCGATGAGATTCTCTCTGAGGTCAAGAGGAAGGTTGCATCTGAGGCGAAAGCTAAGAGGCTTCGCGCAAATATATCATCTGGAAAGGTCAAGGAGACTGCTGAAATCCGCAAGCAACTAAAGAAGCTCGATAAGGATGCGGAGCGTATGGACTTCCAGACAATCCGAGAATACATTGAAACAGTCCAAGATGCAGTCCCAACTGGTGGTGCTGTTGGCGGCAAGACCCAAGCTCAAGTGGCATCCGTTGCCTCTGATGCTATCCGCAGACTCCGCGATAGAGTCGCCAAGGCTGGAGGCGAGGACTTTGCTGCGTTGTACGATGATGCTAATAAGTTCTACACGGACAAGGTTTTGGCTTACAAGCGAGGGCCAGCAGGAAAGGCGCTGTCAACTCGGTATGGTGGGCCTACCAGCACTCCCGCTGAAGTCATGCGTGACATCCTGAGCGACCCAGCTAAGGTCAGGCAAGCATTAGACTCTATTGATCCAGCAGATGTTGTTGGAAGATCAACAGCAGAGAAAGAGCTTCGTGGTGCTTTACTGTCAAAGCTAGGCATAAATGGGACATCAGACCTGTCGGGCGGAGTTAAGCTCTCTCAGTCAGATCGAGATGTCATAGAGGAGCTATTTGGTGCGCGTAGACTTAAATCCTTCGATGCTCTGAATGAGATGATTAGAAAGACCAAGGGTGCTGACCTGAGCAAAGTCACGGAAGCCGATATAGAGGAGCTTTTCGGTCAATACGGCGCAGACGTAGCGAATAAGATTTCCAAGAAGATAGCCGAAAGGACTGCGAAGCAAGCTAGAGCGGACAAGATCGCTGGCAACGTCATCCTGAACAACATTGTCAAAGGTAACTTTGATGAGCTGACACCCCACTTATTCGCAGATGCGCTAATCTCCAGCAATCCTACGAAAGTTAAGGCTGCGATGAAGGAGATAATGAAGGGTTCACCAGAAGAAATATCGGCAGTGAGGCAGGAGTATATCTCCCAGTTCTTTGCCAAGTATAGCGGCGGGGCGCAACTCGACTCCACTGGTGCTGGAATCTGGAATCCGCAAGCACTTGCCAAGGACTTAGCTGGTAAGAACGGAAAGACGATCCGCGCAAACATGGAAGCAGTGCTAGGGAAGAAGCAAGCATCTGAAATCATTGCAGCGAATCAAGTGCTGGATGCTGGCTCTGCGCTAAGTAAGGCTACTGCTCCAGACGTTAAACCCAGATTCATCTTCTCTCCGACCAACATTGCTGGTTACTTTGTGGGCGACATCATGGGAGGCGTTCGTCACCGCATTATGGGATGGGCATACGGAACAGAATCGCTAGTTCCACTGATGAAGCTCATGGGCAAGAAAGTATCTCAAGAAGACTTTGAGAAGAACTTCGCCAAGATCATCGCACCAATGCTGGCGTCAGAGAAGGGCATCCGAGCCATGGCAAGGGAGAGTGACTCAGATCCGAACTTCCAAGAGGCTGCAAATAAAGCCGCTACTAGCTTCAACGCTGAATCCCAGTAACAAGAAAGCCCCGCAAATTAATGCGGGGCTTTTTTCGGCAGCTTTGTCTCGCTTATGTAGGAGGTAGTAACTTCAAACCCAGAGAAAGGAACAAAGCTGGGCGCTACTCAACCGAAATTCTGACTGTCTATACGGCGTTCTAATCTCTACCCCTACTCCTACCCCTCGTAAACATTTCAAAGCCCTTCTAGGCTATCTCAGGGCTGTGTATGGGGCCATAGTTTACTGATTTGTATTGGTTGAAAGTGTTCCCCATCCACGCATGGTTACTGCGCTTAGGGGTTTGATGTTAGCGATTTGGAGGCTCCCCAGCCTCACGATGCCACTGAAAGTTGAGGCCACTAGCAGGGAAACACAGGGAAAACAAAAACCCAAAAACCTACTAGCAGCCAACAAGATTGCTCTTAAAATCTAACGTCGCTTGCCATGTCACGAATAAGCTCAAGTCTCGCCACTTCTTCGTCTGACAAGTCTGAATACTTCACCCAGTCTCGGCATTGCTGGTCGATTGCACCGATGGTGTAGTGAGCCTCTGGCCCGTTAATGGACATGCGCAAGATGTTGGTTTCCTCTTCGTCGAATGTTAGTGTTGCCTTCATGTTGTTATTTATGTGGGCTTGTTGTAGTGGTGTCAAATAAAGAATAATAGAACTTCCGAAGCACGTCAATGGCTCGTTCTACTCGCAATGCGTGTTCTCCCTGTTCTCAAATTGAAGGATTGTATCCTTTAGCCATATCGCCGCCGCTTGGTGATCCGTTAAACCGATCTCACCGTCAGCGTATCCTTTCGATTGACCTTCCGTGGCTCGGTGCAGCATTTCCTTTGATGCTCGTAGTAGATTATCTACGTCCGTGCTAGTTGGAGTTAGTCGCAGGTATTTCCTGCCGACCTTCCCGTATAGTTCCCCTTCGTATTGCATATTTTACCTTTCTTGTGTTGTTGTGAGATGGTATCGAACCTGTCGAGTGACTCAATAGATTTCGCTGCGCTCATCTACGAGTCCTCTCTGGAGTTACAGTGCTGGCTCATACAGTCTTCCAATTAAGCCGTGAGTCTTGTGATAGGTAAAGCCCGTCATAGCTTGCTGACTCCCGATGAATCCCTTCATTGAGTGCCAAGCATCCGTTGCTGTCAAAGCTGGAAGATACTCAACAAGCAGTCCGTGGTTCTCAACCCATCCACCGTTCATGTCGGATGTCACAATGCTCTTAGCTGTCCGAGCGTTCTTGTGGTGGATATGACCCATCTTCAAGTGTCTCCACTTAGTCTGCCCCCATAGCTGCGCAAACTCGGTAGAGATGATTCCCTGCCACTTGTTCATAGCAACGGAGTCTCCGTGAGTCCATACAAGCAGATTGTCGCCCCATACCATGTGCTTACGGGCTGAACGCTGCATGACAATGTTCACGCGATCACACTTGGAATATGCTGCCTTCAGGACTTGAGCGAGCCACACCTCGGAGTGCCATGAGTGATTGCCCTCAAGGACTACAACAGTGACATTCTTAGCAACCTCAGAAGCCATGTATACAGCGTCATAACAAGCCGTCACGGCCTTTTCGACGACCATGTGATACCTAGAGTCCACATCCAGCACATTGCCGCTCATTTCAGTCTTATTTGAGCGAGTATCAGAGTGGAGCATGTCGCCACCGAATGTCACAACGATGTGTTCTGGATTATTCATGCGACATAGAAGTGCATCTGTGGTGTTATGGATGCGCTTGATGGCAATGTCGGAGTCGTAGTTCTGCCCGTTGGTTTCACCAGCCTCGGCATACATTCCAATGTGCGCGTCAAAGCAGCAGATTTCAGCGAGGATGTCTTCGCTCTGACGCTTAACCTTAGGACTCTTAGCAATCTTGATCTTCCCTTGTACGCGATCACAGAGGGAATCAACGAAGTCCGTCATTGCTTCTGCGTGCGGGATAAGACGCTTCCACTCTCGCTGCACTTCACCATCAGGGCCATACTGCACTGTGGTCTTGGCAAGTGCCATGTGGTCTGGTGTCGGAGCATCACTCATCCAAGGTGCTTCACCTTTACGTTCGATGCGCTGGATGTGCGCCCGAATGGTTGACTCGTTCAAGCCAAGCTTATCTGCTACGGCTGTCTTGTTGCCAAGCTCAAGGTATAGGTCTAGGATTTGTTGTTGTTGTTCTGTTAGCATAGTGTTTTTGTCTTGTTTGGTTAGTGTGTGTGCTCGCTGCTCCCTGTCCAGATGAACAGCTTGCCGTCGATCACCTTGTAGTCGTCCACCTTCATGATTTCGTTATCTCCATCAAGGATGATGATGTCCTCGGTGTCAAGGATTGTTTTGCCATTGTTGATCGGGGCATCGTGTATGATGTCCAGTAGTAGTTCTTGTGATTTTGTTTTCATGGTTTTGTTCCTTCGTCGGTTCGCTTGTTATTTGTCCATCTTTCTAGGGTCGTAGCATTCTAAGCTTTCTGGCTCGATGAACCTAGCAATGGGGGCTTCGTCACTGCCCCACCATCTCTGAGCATCGGCCTTCACTTGCTCCGTCAATGCCCTTTGGCAATTGTCAAAAGCTAGGCAGTTCTTGGCAGTGCAGAAGGTGGTATCCTTGTAGTGAATCACTCTACACCTCCAATCGTTGCTCCGTCAGATAGCAGCCCAGCAAGCTCCGTGTCGGTGGTGATGTGACTTCGGCCTTGTGGTGTTACCCAGTGCAAGAGCCATTCGTCCTCGCCGCAAGAGCCTGGAGGTGTGATACATTCGATGTCCTCAAGCACGAGGTTGATGCCCTTGCCTTTGAGTGTTGTTCCTTGTTTGTAGTTTTCCATGTTATCGTGTTGCGTTGATGTATTTGCGTTGGTCATTCAGCTCGTCCTGATGTTCGGCATCGGCAATGGCTTGGAAGTAGCTCTCGGCCCCTTGCGACAGGTCGTAGCACTCGTCCAGCATGTCGTATTCCGCGTCATTCATGTACTGCTGTGATTCCATCAGTTCGTCGATGCGGTCCACAATGCAGTCAAACTCATTGGTGGTCAGATCCATGTAGGCTTCGAGGTCTTTCTTGATTTCGTTTAGTTCTGTTTCGTATTTCATGTCTTTGTTTTGGTTGATGTTGGTGTGGGTGTCAACTAAATTAGTCCTTCTGAGAGAATTGGTTTCGCCCAGTTGCGAATTTTCTGGCGTGTTCACTTTTCGTGTATATCTCCAGGTTGGATATGTCGTTGTTGGACTTGTCATGATCTATGTGGTGTATGTCGTGATTCGGCGGTATCTCTCCGTTGAAATGTTCCCATACGTCACGGTGCATCAAGCTGCGAACCCCCTTGGTCTTTCCGTAGTATCCGTTGTTGCGGAGCGTGTAGCTATATCCGTTAAATGTCTTTTTGTCGAGACCCTTTCTTTTCCTCATCTTCCACCCCCTCGCTGCGAATAATCCATACACGGACTGCCTAGACTTCCCGTAGAAGCTTCCTACACCAGCGAGACTGCTCCCTCGCTGATACATTTGATACATTTCTTCTGCGTTTTCATTTATTCTTTTATCCATGCGTGAATTATGTGATACCACTAGTTCCATGTCAAGCCTTTTGCCATTATTGAGAATGCCGTTGCAGCCACAAATGGATCTTGCGCGTTTCCGATTGCCTTAAGCCTCTTTCCCCAATTTTTGTCCAATCCAGTGGAAACCCCATTCGCAACTCGTTCCACTGAGGATTGATCTTTCCTCCTACTTGAGCCGATAAGGTTGGCGTTTTCCGTGTAAACTCTGCTGGATAAGCACCCTCCTTGGAGTTGTGGCTTGTTGGCGTAGGCAAGTATCCACATTCGCTTTCGGTGATGATCGGCTCCAATGTCTTTGCTGCCCAACACACACCATCTTGCATAATACCCCATGTTCCTAATGTCGTTAAGAACTCTTGAGAGTCCTTTTCTTCTAAGATTTGGGGAGTTTTCGATAAAGATAAACGAAGGTTGCATTTCTTTAGCGACTCTAGCCATTTCAGACCACAGTCCCGACTTTTCCCCATCAAGTCCTCGCTGTGCCCCGTTGACGTTGTTATTTGTTCTTGCCGAGGACAGATCGGTGCAAGGAAATCCTCCACAAAGAACGTCAACTGTTCCTCTCCAGGGATTTCCGTCGAGGGTAGCCACGTCGTCCCAGATGGGGAACTTGGGCAAGTGTCCTATCTGCTTGTCGTGCGAGCAAGACGTTTCTGGGGTAGGGTTCGATTTCACACGCTCCAATCGGATTGTGTCCAAGTAAGATGTCAGCCAAGATTCCTCCCCCACACCCCGCGAATAAATGAAATGTGCTGAGTCCTTTTGTTGTAGTGTATGCCATGCCATTAGATTATCGGTTGATTAATAGATATGAGATTGCTGATTCTAGAGTTTCAATGTCATCTTTGGCTTTTCCTAGCATGTTGTTACAGTAGCCGCAGAGAACTCCCCTAACTTTTCCAGTTGAGTGGCAGTGATCTATATTAGGCCACTGGAATTGATTCTTATTATCAAATGAAATGTCGGAGTAGCATATTTGGCACTTGGTTTTACTTAACAGCTTCTCCACCTCCGACTTTGGTATTCCGTATTTCCTAGATGCCTCGGTTATTCTGGTTTGCGCTCTCTTCAATTTCCTGTTAGCGTTGTATCTATCCTTGTTCTCCGCATAATATTTTCGGGTCTGCTTGATCCGCTTCTCCTTGTGCTTCTGGTATGAAACCTTAGCCGCCTCCCTGCCGCACTCCTTACATGCCGACTTTAAACCGCTTTTATTGCGAGTGTCTACCCCAAACTCCGAGGCTTCCTTAGATTTCTTGCATTTTGAGCAATTATTCATAATTATAGGCTGCCCCAGCGAAGAGGTGGAAGGTGTTGAGTTGTTGTTTTGTGTGTGCCATGTCATTTTGTTTTGTATTGTTGGTTGATGTTGGCGTAGGTGTCAAGGCTATTGGTTAAAAAGGAACTTCGGATGTGTCTTGGTCTTCAAGTTCAGTGAGTGTGATATTCTCTTGGTTCATGCTAACCTCAAGTGGAGACTTAAATCTCCCGTATGGTGTCCTGAATCTACGAGAGCTTACATCAAACTCAAGCCCTTGACTTAATTCTTTTCGGAATCCATTGCGGCACTTGAACACATTGAAGTACGCATCTGAGCCAGTGATGAGATTCTCAATCTTCTGAGGTGTCTGATCTCCGTTCTCAAATTCAGCGGGATTCTCCTTCACGCGATTGCGGAAGATTGAAATTGCATACTGAATTGGTTTGGTCATGCCCTTCGATCCTTCAATGTCGCGGAGTGTTGGCTTCTTGGTGGCGTGGTCATCTCCCATCAAGGCGTGTGCTACAAGCATTGAGTTTGTCCTGTGTGTCTTGTCGAACTTGTCAAGGTCACGAACGAACTGATCCTGCTTGTTGTAGTCATCCTTTTTGATGTCATCAACCTCAAAGAGATTATCAATCAAGAATCGCGTCACTCCATATCGTTGTGTGGCATACTCCATTGTCTTGAGAAGTTCGTCGCCACCCATGCGGTGATTCACGGCATCAATGAAGAACAGCTTTCCCTCCATTGCTTCACAGGCCAAGCGGATTTCATGTGCATCTGGACTATGCCCGAAGATTTGCCATGCGCTAAGGATACGGAGGTCATTCGCTGGGGTGTCGGCTGCAACGATGCAAACCACTTGCCCGTGCTGCATCTCGTTTAGCATGATGAGGTTTGCCAAGTCGGTCTTCCCTGATCCGCTTTGCCCCGTAAGGATTCCAGTGTCAGCGTCGATAAGCTTGAAGTCCATGTCGGGGAATACGAAGTTCTTAACCTTGATTGACTCCAGACGTTCCTCGTTCTCGCGGATGGCGTCCTCAATGCCGTCAGAGGCTCCCAGAATGCTAGGGGGGTCGAAGGTCTTGGCGCGTGACAGAAGCCCTTCTAGGTATGCTGGAGTCCCTCCACCAGAGCAAAGCAACTCATTCACGTCATTGCAGTTCTTACCAATCTTTACTCGGCGGCAACGTGCCTTGCCAAGCTTGTCGGAAATAGTCTTAGCTGCAATCTCTCCAGCATCATCCATATCCATTGCAAGGTAGATGGTTTCAAACTGTGCGAGTTGATCCCAGTCGTGGTCAATCCACTTCATGTCAGCACAACCACTTGGAAGCGACAGCGATGGATACTTGCTGGTGATCTGAGCGCAGGACATTGCATCCACTTCACCCTCGGTGATAATGATTTTGCGAGTGTTTGAATCAACATTCCACCAGCCCCAGAGAGTCGAGTGTGGTTTGGTTCCAGTGATCTCCTTCTTGCCCTTGGCGTTCTTCTCGATACCAGTGGTCTTGGTGTGAACCAGGTCGCCGTCAGTGTCGATGTATGGAATCATCCAGCCGTGCTTGTTGCTCTCCGTGTTCATTGGAGTGTATCCGACCTTGTATTTCTCTAGGATGTCAGAGCATAGCTGGCGATCTTGTGTAAGGTATTCAAAAGCTGGAGTGCCTTTGATCGACTTACCGCGTCCCTTGGGGGTCTTTGGCTTCTCCTTCTTCACTGTGACGGGTGCGATTGTCACGATGCCGCAGATTTCACGTGCCTTGGGTAGCATCTCCTTGAATGAGACACCGAGCCCTTCTTGCAAGAGCCATAGGATGTCCTTGGTCTCGCCTGTGGCGCTAGTCCTTCATCATGAAGACTCCATTGGCCTTGCCATGAAAGCTCTTGCAGCTCTGCCCTGCATTGCCTTGCAAGTCTCCCATCATCCAAGTGCCGTTCTTCTGAGTGGCATTCGGGTAGTATTGTGTCATCACGCTATCTGCGCGAGAGCTGAGTGATTTTTTAATCAAATCTATATCGTTCATTTTGTTTATTTCTCGTATTCTGTGATTGTGCCCGTGTGTGGGTTTCTGATTAGTGTACCGTCCTTCGGTTCGTTGCGGAGTGCATATCCACTCATGTCTTCAAGTCCAATCCACGATGGCTTGGTTCCGAGTGAAGGAACTTCACTCGTATTAGCTGAATCTAATTCAAGTGCCTCGTCAAATTGTTTCTCAACTTTTGTGGCACTCTGCTCTTTTCTATTTGGTTTACTATATGGTATAGGTCGGACAAAATTGGTTGATCCATTTACCAGATTTGTCTGATCCATCGGACATTTTTGGTAATTCGATTTACCAGATTTGTCAAATGGCTCTAGGAGCGGGCTAGAGAACCATTTGGTGCGATCATAGGACACTCGGTTAAAGTTTCCACTCTCGATGGCCCCCTGTTTCTCTAGGCTGGATAGGATTCTAGCGATCTTTCGCTCATTCCAGAATGGAAAAAGTTCAGTGAAGGCACACGCCGAGTTGTACGTCCAGTATTTCCCTTCTCGAAAATTGGCTTTGTTCGCCTTGTTCTTCTGCAACCAGTATAGGATATTGTGAAGCATGATAGCTTCATCCACTCCATACTCCTTTGCGTGATATGCGTTAAATGAGTAGAGCATTATAATACCTCAATTTCAGTCGCCTCAATCTCTTGAGCTGCATCATTCAATCCCTGCAAGATCAATGGAATCATGTCAGGGGTAACGTCTACTATGATGTCACGGTCATCCTGTGCTAAACTGATAGTGCCGTTCGCATTTACGTATATTTCTAATTCTGTAGTCTTCATATTCAAACCTGTTCCACAGGCAAAAAATATCCCAGACCGTTGCGGTGTGGAACAAGGCTATGAAGGGCCATCCGCAAAAGTCTGAGATAAAATTGAGTCTTCATATTAATTGAGGTTCCACCCTCACGTCAAGCATTTATATGCTCAATAAATCATTATAACATACCGTGTTTTCTAGCGTTACTCAGGTTCATCTTCAAACTTCAGGAGGTCGATAAGGGTGTTGAGGGACTGCATAAGCCCACGGTATATATCCTGGTTGGCCCTTGATGCTCTGTCAATGTCTACGTCCATAGCGAGCCGTCTGGCTAGGCGCAGCCCGTTGTATAGGGTAGAGCAAAGGATGCGCATGGTGGTTGGTGAGTCGAAGTCTGTACGTTTCATAGTTTTTTGTGTGATTCTTGAGAGTCGTCGAGTTCGTAAAGCTTTTCCTCCATCTCGTCGCGCTTGGCGTCCAGAGCATTGACGAACGTGCTCCATTCCTTTGTCCACTGCGCGAACTGGTGGCTAAGTTCCTCGGTTTCAATCCGTAGGGATGAGAGAGGTAGGTCGTGTCGGGAGTCTAGTAGGCTCTGGGCGTCTTCTATAAGCGTGTTGATTGATGTATTCATGTGTGGTTGTGGTTAAAGGTCTTCGGCTAGTGCTTCTTCTGTCTCTATCTCTGCTCTTGTCATTGGGCGTGTGGCTCTCTTCGCGTTCTCAATGGCTTCTCCTATCGCCCATCTAGTAAATGTATGCTCGTTCTGTGCGTCTCGCAACAAAATTCCTTTGAGCTTGTCCAGATCCATGTTGCGCATCCAGAACTTTGCGTTTTTGTATTCTTTCATAAACCTCCGCTATGTCTTCACGGAGGGTGGTGTTTGGGGTTAGTGTATGAGGGTGTAGACTAGATGGCCTCCGACCCCTCCAGCGAATGCTAGAAGGAGGTTGGCTGCTAGTGGTACGATACGCGGGGTTCTAGCAAGAAGCAATGGCACTTCGATTGAATAGAAGCCTAGGATAGCTCCCGCCGTGATGTAGGCGATCAAAATGGAGCCTCCTCCTCAAGTGCGGCGTCTGGTGCTTCAGTCGCTTGACCTTCAGCCCTGAATACCTTCCAGGCCGACAAGCTGGTGAAGTATCGCCCCTTGTTCTCGTTGCAACGGATCTCGTAGCTAACATCAACTACGTCTCCGACCGAATTGAACTTGTTGAAGTTGTCGATCTTCGACTTCTCGGCTCCAGCCTTCTCGAAAATCTCAAAGGCAAATGTTGCCTCCTTGCCCTCGTAGCCAGAGTTGTTAGTGATCGCAAACACTTGCTTGCGGTATTGCCCGTTAGAGATTTCCTCTGCTGGTAGGATGGCGCTGATGGCACCTGTCATTACGTTATCGCTCATATATTATTTAGTGGTTAGTTTTTCCTTGAGAGAGTTCTTCTTGGCGATCACCTCATCAACTTGCTTCAAGTCAATTGGAAGTGAGTTCCATAGGTCTACAAGTTTGTCGATTGTCTTAGCCGCGTCAAGCTTAGAGTTGGCTTCCTTCGGTGTCATCTTAGGCTCTGGTGCGCTTGCAGCGTTGCCATCGTCATCTTCGGACGGGATGCCACAAGCGGCTTGCAAACCATAGCGGCGAGCGTAGGTAATGGCTGAACCCATGCCTTGCGGATCAACCTTGGCGCACTTGAGCAGGAACTCGTTGCTAATGAACTCCCCGCTTTCGTGTAGGATGATGGTTTCCACTCCTGCGTGTCCCTCGCTTGATACGGGGAACTGGATGAAGCTAAGCCCATTCTCCTCAAATGCCGCCTTCACGACCTTGATGACTTCCTCAAGATTCGCATAGGTGGATTTGAAGAACGGGTTCTTGGCTGATTTAGTAGCTCCTGCCATAGCTGCTTGAGCTTTGACGAGTGCTGGTGCTAGTTTCTCTAGTGTCTCTGATGATTTCATATTATTTGTCCTTTAAGAATTGTCCATTTACCATTTTGCCTGTGCGTTTAGAGATGACATTATAAGCCGACTCAAGGCAAGCTTCAAATGGTGTCCCGATGATTTCCGAGAGCAGGATCAGAACCACAGTGCAGTCCCCGATTGCGTCAATCTTTTCCGCCTCGTCGTTGATTTCGATAGCGTGAACAAGCTCGGCGGCCTCCTCTAGTAGCTTACTTAGCTGGGAAGTCTCCGTTGCTTTGCCATCGTCACCAATGATGCCCTTGTCGATGCCCCATTGTCGGACGTTGTTGATCGTGTCTTGTGTCATGTTAGTCTATGATTTTTAGTTTGCATTAATCTTGGTTGTCATAGGTGCATTTGCCCGTCAGCTTGCGCTCAAGGTTGGCGAGTGCCCGCCATGCGACTTGCTCCCAGTCTCCGTCGATCATGTGGCGCATAAGGGCGTCTAGTTCGTCCGAGGATTTGTCCATGTCCCAATGAAGGGGCTTGTCTGGGTGATGCTGAAGGTTCCCCTTGTAGCTCAAATGAGCCACCTTAGCGATGGCGTGAGGGAAGTAGGTTATAAACCCTGAAAAAATAGGGTAGGTCTTGCGCTCGGCTGCATCGGTCGGAAGGGGATCTGCATACATCACCTCTTTGGCCTTGGCTGTGCAGACCTGCGGAGTGAGCTGGAGAGGGTAGCTTTCGTCGCAGAGGTCTGCATGAATGCTATGCCAGTTCGCGTCATCAAGCCACTCAAAGCCATAGTTAATAGCGTCTGCGTGGTCTGTTGGCTCCTTTCCCTCTTCAAACAATGGGTCGTAATTAGCCTTAGCCTTTTCCGCGTGCTCAGGGAGCAACTGGTCGTAGAAGCTGAAGAAGATTGCTTTTAGTTCGTCTTTGTTCATTTGTTCTTTCTCCGTTGTTGGTTTTGTTTCTTGGTGATTTTCTTGTGACACTCCTTGCACAGTATTCGATAGCCCTCAGCTTCACAGAATAGCCTCGCTATGAGCCTTGTCCAATCGTATGATAGGAAGGTATGCGTAGAGTCGTTGAAGCCCTCCACGGGGACGACAGGCGCAATATGATCCGCGTCCATCTTCCCCTGCGGAAACAGCCCCTTGCATTTCGGGCATTTATGCAGCTTGCACTTGTGCCCTGTTGCTGGGTTCTTCCCCACCTTGACGAAGGTTTTAGCAATCGCCACGGTCTTGGGTTTCCAATATCTGCTTTTTGCTCTCAATCCGCTCATGATGTAGCTACGGAAGGCAGCTTCTGTCATGGTTCCGTTACAGTATGGCTTAGGCTTCTTCATTTATTTGGATATTAGAAAGCACGTTCCCGCGCTTGTCGATGATGATTTTAAGCTTTTTATCCTGCTTGCCTAGCAGATCCAAGGCCTCCTTCTCGCTTTGGGCGTGTTTGATGCACGTCCCTCGATATTCTGGCCTCATTGCTGAGTGATTGTAGCTGATCTTGTAGTACGGCACTGTTTAGCTGTCCTCACCCTCTCTGCATGGTTGCGCAAGGCAGTATCGGTCCACGGCTGGTAGTGGCAATCCTCGTCTGCGATGGCTTTCCCGCCATGCCTTGTCCACGTCTGCGCCAAAGTCGCGTAAATTGTCCTCTGTAGCGTCTTTAAAGCCGCAATAATGTTGTATGGTGTCTGTGTCTTTTTGGTTTATCATGTTTTTATTGGTTTGTGGTTAAATTTGCTCTGTTTCTTCAAGATTTGCCATCCATTCGCCAAAGCCCTCGGCAATGATGAGTGATACGCGGTTGTTAAGCATGCAAATGCCCGTTGCGGTTGTGGTGCAATCGTAGCCTAGCTGTTCCGACAGGTACCAAGATTCGCGGTCGATCAGTCCTTGCACTTGGCAAGCTTGGCTTTGGTTATGTGATTGTAAGCTCATTGTTAAATACGGATTAAAAGTAAGATTGAGACAATGCCCAGAATAGGATGGATTGAAAATGCCCCAATAATTAAGGCGAGTGTGATTAGCGCTGCTATTAGTGTTGCCATAGTGTGGTTTCCTTGCGTTTAAATGCCCCTTAAAGGGCTTTTGATTGTGTGCGAGTGGTAAGTGTAGGGTTAAGAATTAGAACGCTTTGTAGGGCTTTTTAGTGCGTTGCCATTTTCGTGTAAAAACAAGGTCTTATTGTCCTTGGTGAGTTCTAGCCCGTTGATGCTCCACCCGTCGATCTCGACCAGGTGATAGGCTGAAGAGAGTTGAGCCGTGTTAAGGTGGCTGTTGATCGCGTTGAATGCTTTACGTGTTTTCATGTGTTTTGTCTAGTTTTCGCCTTGCTGAAGGCGTTTTGATTGCTTGCAAGGGGTAAGTGCCCCCTGTCACCCGCTAAGCCCTACAACGCCGTTTAAAGGGCATTGCAGGGCTGCGCGGTTAGTGGCGCTTTTGGGGTAGTATGGCTGGCGTTATGGGTTAAAGTGGTGGCATAAATCGGTAACAATCCGAAACGCTGGCTATCATCAGCGGCCATCAGGCTATGCCGTAAGGGTTTAAGCTGCAATTTCGGTTGATCGCATGATCAGTCGGCAAGCTTGGCTTAATGCGCGAGCCTGAACGTCAAGCCATGTTTCGTTGCTGTTAGGCTGCAAGCGCCCGCTGTCTGTCCGTTTGACCTCAGAAGGGCTGCAAAGTGCTCCACAAATGTCACCATCATAAATAAGTGAGCTGCCCCCATAGCTAAATTCCGACCAGTCCCTTGCCCCGTTTAAAAGGTTTTCCTTTGTTACTTCGCGACCTTCTAAGTCAGCGACCATGTCGATTGCGTAGTTTTTTACGCCCTTGTCCCAAGCGGAGCGGGCTTTTTTAGATTCAATTGCTTTGATAATTTTGTCTTGTGCGTTCATGATATGTTTTCTTTCTGTTTTGTTTTAGTGTGAATTAGAATAACTCGATAACAAGGGCCAATAAAAGGCCAGTTCCGCCAATTGCAAGCGCAAATATGAGATTTTTCGCGCTGTCTACGTTTTTTGGGCTGATTCCAGCCTCGATTAGTTCTTTTTTGGTCATTGTGCTGTGTGGTTCGCCTTAAGGCTGTTTTAGTTATTGTTAAGGGTAGTCTACCCGTTCACCTCAAAAGCCCGTGTATCGCTACACAGGCTGAAGAAGTGCTATATTTAAAGCTAAACGCCTAGGCTATCCAGTAGGGCCAAATCTTCGCTTGTGAAGTCCTCTAGCTTGCTAACTTTCGCCGTCGATTTGCGGACCTTATAGCCTGCTTGCTTGAGTTGATAGATGGTAGAGTCTCTATGCTGATTTAGCACTTTTGGGCTGCCGCAAACATCAATGATTTGCTTGTATGCTACTCGCCCTTCCTCGCTGTTGACGAGAAAGGTGGTGAATAGGCTGCCGGCTGTCCATGTTAGGTCGATTTTCATTTTGTTTTCCTTTGTTTAGTGTTTATGTGAGGCTAGTGTACCCCGTTCACCTCAAAAGCCCGTATCGCGAGATACAGGCTGGTGAGTGGCGTTTCGTCGGGTTATCGACTCCAGCGCCATTTATCCTTAGTTGTTTGCTGGAATCCTAGCTTTCCTTTGGCGTATCTCTTCAACTCCATAACGCTGCATGTGGTGTTAGCGTTCCATTTCATGTAGGGTTCAATCGAGACTAACTCAATCAGGTTGCCAGTGACGTGCACATCCATGGTCTTTACGTTCGAAGGAATGGTTAGTGTGGTTCCATCTGGATTTTTCATTTTGTTTTCCTTTGTTTAGTGTTTAATTGCTTTGACAGGTAAGACGGTACGGAGGTTGGAGGCATTTGCAAGTTCTTTTTTCGATTATTCTGCATTTAATTTCAGGCATGAAAAAGCCCCCTATTACTAGAGGGCTGTGGCAATTAATCATTTGCGTATGAATTGGCCAGCGCTTTGGCTTCTTCAATGCTTAGACAGTTCATTGGCTGCCGCAACATTCCCCCTTCGCAATACGCATCGCCAAGGCTAAAGGTTAGCAGCCAGCAAGTTTCCCCCATTGCGTATATATAGAAACGCATATTGTCGCCAGTAGCAACTTGGCCGCCCTGACATAGATATTCCCATTGCAGCTTCATACTGTTTCGATTGTCTCCATTAGGCTATTTGATGAACTCAGAGACACGCGCCTATTGTGCTCCGATTTAGTGATACAGCCCCCATTGGCTGTCAGAAACTCTTTAACTTCACTTTCGCTGGATTGTGCCAGGCGAAGAGTTCGAAGGCGATCACAACAATCCCTGTAGCTGTACTCACATAAAACCAAATCGAGCTGGCTCAGGATAGAGTCCACCCATTGGCGTGTGGCTTTGTTAGTGTTCTTCGTCATACTCATAACACCTAATATGCATACTTCCTCCGCGCCATCAAGCAAAACTTTCATTTACCCTACATTTAGTTCCTTAGCCACTATCCGACCGGCATCAGAGTAAGCCTCACTCCGACGCGTAGCAAGGTTAGTGACGCCCATAGGCCATTACATATCAAGCTATCATGATATGATGATATGATACTGGAATGTTGATCGAATGTTGACCATGAATGTGTGGGCATAAGAAAGCCGCTAGCGGTTAAACTAGCGGCTGACAGGTGCAAAACCCCTCGCACTAAAGAAGCTCAGGCCATGCCGAGTAGTCATCGCCCACCGTGAAGGAATCACCAACGATGCGCAGGTCTAGGCTGTGACCACTGACGCGTCTCCCCTCACACTCTAAGACCGTATAGTAGCGTCCGTCATTGTCACCAGAGGCGTAACACTCGATAACGATGAACTCCTCACCATCCCCGCGTAGGAACCAGCGAGGAATCGTGACGCCTTCCACCTCAAAGCTTTCCGCGGATGGGTCGATGATGTTAGTAGTTTTCAGTAATGTGCTCATAATGTTTAGGCAGCGTTAAAGGCTGAATTGCCCGCTACACCTAAGAACGTGACACATAAACGCACATCCGCAAGCTCTATTTTCACTTTTCTCACATTTAGTTTCAGCCCCTCATTTGCACCCAAACAGCCCCTTATTGAGACGGGAAGGCCTGTATTCTCACTTCATTGCCTTCGTCCCTTACCATTCCCCAGCACAATCCCATATAGAACACTTAACCAAGCCACATCTAGCAAGCTTGCTCGGCAGCTCGCTGACGTAAGCAACGCCACTAGGCCGGACAATGCCGGTATGATGTGACGCCGGACAGAGTAGAGCAGCAGGGGAAGGAAATGTAGAGAGGATAGTAGTATGGAATGACACTGTGAATGCATCCACCCACCCCAATAAACAAACATCTTAACATGACTCAACAACTCAAGAAGGGGGGAGGGGGTCGAGGGATCGGGAAGTTCTGTGTTGTAGTGATATACTACCTCCCTCCTAAAAAAACAAAAATAGAAATCCGACTTGCAGGGCTGGTAATGGGTGCTGAGTGAACTTCATTAGTCTACAATCTCTGCCTCTTGGATGTCACTTAGCATCTTACGAGCATACTCCTCGGCTTCGTCTAGCGTAGTCTTGTGCTCAACAACAGTGCTTCTGAATGTTGGTTCCCGTCAGCTTTCCATGAATGTCGTTGAACCCCTGCAAAGCCTTCGCTTGCTTGAACAGCTCGTTACCGTCGATGGCAACTTCCCCACTGTGAACTGCATCTGAATATCTAGCCTGAGATTCCCGAAAGGTGTCAATGCCTTGGAACTGAATAGCCGCAATCTCGGATGCCCACGCATTTCGGATTAGCTGAGATTCTGGATCAGCAAACAGCTCCGTCTGGATGTCGTAATATACGTTCTTCGTGCATTCACCAGACTTGATAAAACTATATGCCGATGTTGGCTTCTGGAGGATGTGCTGTGCGACCTTACACCAGTGTTCAGGCTCACGGTGACACCATGCGCGATTATGGTTGGCATTCTCCTGAGCGACCTTCAGGGCTTTGGCGACATAGTTCTGAGTTTCTAGGGCCAATTCCTTACTCATCGTCATCCTCCTCTTCCCATACCCACTCCTCGATGCCCGTCTCCGTGTGCATGTCCTCTAGGCTGTCAGCAAAGAGCATTCTACCTATGTGCGGGTTAGTGTATTCGTAATGCAGATTCCCCTCGTCATCCAGAACGGCAAACGCGAAGCAATGGAAGTGCTCTCCAATTACGCCACGAACCTTCTCGACGAATTCTTCTTGGTCTTCTGCTATCATTTCTTCCCTCCGTATACGATTCGTGTGCGCATTCCGACTGGAAGCTGGTCTTTGGGTACTTCCCGCCCAGTGTAGTCTGGACGCTGCCCGTCCTTCAATTTGACAGCATCATCAAAGTTCTCACGATACTTGTCGTCATCGTGACCAATTGTCCCCTCGCCATTGTTATACCGCATATTTCTATCATAAACCATCTGTCAATGGGCGGGAGAGCCGCTTAGGTATCACGATTCGCCCAAAACTTGACACATAAGATATACTCTAGGCAGTTCTTTTTAATCTTGCGGGGTAGCTCAGTCAGTAGAGCATCTGGCTCATGACCAGAAGGTCGTCGAGGCAGAGCCGACCCCCGCACCCATTTTAGTCCTATATCCTATCTTGCAACTGCGTAGCGGAAGCAATGACGGTTATCCACCTGAGCACAGGGGAACGGTGAGTTGATCGCACCGTGGGCATTACCTTAGGGGTCGGCACATAGCCAGAATGTACGACTATAGTACAATGTCACAAGTTATGCGTAGAATATGTGACAAAAAGCTTGCAACTGCCAAAAGGTTGGGGCAGCATATACACCATGAGAAAAACCACCTGCATTATAACCGAAGACTCCGACTACGACAACTGGAAGAGCGCAGGTATCCTCAAGTTCAGCAACAAGCAATGGCTGTCCAACCCTGCTGCGCTAGAAGGCTGTGAGTTCGGAGACGTAATCATCAAGTGCACACCAGACGAGGAGCTTAGGAAATGGCTTCATATGCACCTTGGCATCAGGATTGAACGCATTATTTACACGTAACCTACTCAAACCAGAACGACTTACTATCGGAGAAAACTCTAAAAATTCTTTGATAGTGAGTTAGAGTGCGAGAAACTGACAGTAACCCACTCAAATTAGAACTATGATTAACCTACTACACGGAGACTGCCTAGAGCAGATGAAAACCCTCGAAGATAACAGCGTGGATGCTATCGTAAGCGACCCGCCCTACGGGATTAGCTTCTTAGCCAAGAAGTGGGACCATGACGTTCCCAAGACGGAGGTGTGGAAAGAAGCCATGCGAGTGCTAAAGCCTGGAGGCCATGCGCTGATTGCTTGCGGAACACGGACACAGCACCGAATGGTCGTGAATATCGAGGACGCTGGATTTGAGATTCGTGACGTGGTGTCATGGATTTACGGATCAGGATTCCCAAAATCGCTCAACGTAAGTAAGCAAATCGACAAAGAGGAGCAAAATAAGTGGAAGAATATCTCAAAGGCACTTGACAGCCATGATATAATGGAGGTATGGAAAAAATACTTAACAAGTGCGAATTCTGCGGATCGGATATTAGAAAAGAGCCAACCAAGAGCTGGAACCAATACCACAAGCGAAAGTTCTGCTCACGTTCATGTTCATCCGAGCATCAGTCTAGGAAAGTTAAATGTAGCTGCTGTAATTGCGGAACTGAGTTCAGTAGAAGCCTATCTCACGTCGGTGAATTCACCTACTGCTCAACGGAGTGCCGAAGTGAAGCAAAAACTAAAACACTTGAGTGTGAAGTCTGCGGAGATTCGTTCAAGCGACCAAACAGCCAATGCGTGGGGGATCATTCCTATTGCTCGCGTAAATGCCAAGGACTCGCTAAGCGAAAGAACGGAAAGCAGAACCAAGGTCGAAGAAGCCCTGAAGACTTGGCTTGGAAGAAAGAAATCTACAAGCGAGGAGGCTACAAGTGCGCTATGTGCGGCGATGGTAGTAGACTTGAAGCTCATCATATTAAATCAATCAAAGACTTTCCAGAGCTTAGACACGAACTCTCAAATGGAATGTGTGTCTGCCATCAGTGTCACTATTACGGAATCCACGGCGGAGCACCTAATTTCAAGCATGGTCGATACTCTAAAAAGCAAGGCGATAGACAAGGCGGCAGGGGCAGAGCGTGAGGTTGTAGGCGTGAGTTCAAACAGTCGAGATAGGAGTAAGCACGTTGTCCATGCAATGAATGAAATACCTAACAAACCGATCAACATCACCACACCCGCAACACCCGAAGCCAAGCAATGGGACGGCTGGGGAACAGCACTAAAGCCAAGCAGCGAGTTCTTCACCCTATGCCGTAAGCCACTATCAGAGAAGACAATTGCCAAGAACGTGCTGAAGTGGGGGACGGGTGGGATTAACATTGATGGGTGTCGGGTGGGGACTGAGGGAGGCACAAGGAAGCACGACGCCCCGAAGCACGAATCTAAGACAGCATATGGCGACGGGCTTAATGGTGGCGGGGGCAAGGGTAGAGAGATCGACGCAGGTCGCTTCCCAGCCAACCTAATCCACGACGGCTCGCAGGAGGTGCTTGAGCTGTTTCCAAGGGCAAGGAGCAATGGTAATAAGACAAATGATAAGTCTGGGCATCAAAGTTCTTATGTTGGCGGCGAGTTGACGAGCAAGGTGTCCTCATCTTGCTACTCAGATAAAGGCTCCGCAGCCCGCTTCTTCTACTGCGCCAAGGCAAGCAAGAAGGATCGCAACGAGGGGCTGGAGGGCTTTGAGGAGAAGAGCACCTGCGAGCACGATCAAAGGACGGGGCAAAATAACAGCGCAACTCGACCAGAC